TGAAAGGCATTGTGCTCGGATTTTGTCAATTTGTGCCATTGGTTTTAGTTACCATGTAGTTTGATTATACTATAATTTTAGAATATTTGCAACTACCTTGTCGCTCTTGATACCTGTGCCTCCCCTTTAGTAAAGATAGTATCAACAACTGATTGAAGTCTGCGCTCTGTACCAATACCAACATTGTTGTAAACTGGTACAAACATCTTGCCAAATGGTTTCACATAACCACTGCCATTGATGTTTGGTTTCAAAGCACCTGTGCTAATCTTAAGTGCATCTTCTTTATGTAGTCGAATGACTCGACCAATAGTTTGTGCCATAGTGATTAGATCAAGGTTTCTCAATAGAATACAAGCAGTCAATCCGCTCACATTCATACCCTCTGAGAGAATAGAATGATGAAACATGACAAACTTCTTGTCAGGGTCAGCACCCCACTTGTTCATCAGATTGAAAAATGTCTTACGAGTGACTTTCTTACCATTGATGATAGCACCATACTTAGATGTAATCCACATGACATTGTATTTCATAGAATGACATACTGCCATGAAATCAGTACGAGTAATCAATCTGTGAATATTCTTACTAGACTTAGCAGTGACCAACACTTTGTTCATGTGCTCCTCATTCTTGAGAGCATCAAGAATCATACACCTGTCAATCTCCTCGACTGATTCATAGAACCCGATAGGATACTTGACTGACTTGACTTGAGGCGGTACGATATACCCCTTCTTAATCAACTCTGGAGCAGGGATCTCTGCAATTACCTTGCCATATACCTTCTCATTGTTCATACCTCTCTCTTGTGATGTATGATGTTTAGGTGTAGCAGTGAAGTAAAACTTACGTCTAGTAATGTTAGAGCGGTTCTTGACACTCTCAAAGAAGTTCCGTTGAACTGAATTGTGTGCCTCATCATAATATACTGTATCCGCTTCAACATCTTCCATGATTCTGTGAAGTGAATGATATGTAGTAAAGATCAACTGATTCTTTGTACTGTTATGATGCCACTCTTGAATCTCTTTAGGATTAGTTGTAGTCTGGTAGTTAGTCTCTCCACTATGAACATGAAGCACCTCGACATTATCAATCTGCTCTAGGAACTCCTCACACAACTGTTGAGCAAGTAAGATTCTAGGAGCAACAACAATAATAGTCTGTGGAATAGGCATACTGAATCGCCACTTAGCATCAACAATCATACACATAGTCTTACCACCGCCAGTAGGTACAAGTACCTGACCACACTGGCGTTGCATGATATTTGTAATCTCTTTTTGATGATCTCTAAGTTGCATAGTCAGTTGTCTCAATAATCATAGTATAGGATAAAAAAAGACCCCTGCAAGGGGTCTTGTGCCAGTCTTAGAACTGTGCCAATAGTTTTTGAGTCTCAGGGTCAAACTCCTCTTTAACTCCGTTAATGTCCATCAACCAATCATCTTGCTCTAGTCCTTCAAATTCATCAATCTGTTCAAAATCAAAATCGTCCATAGTGTTCCGTTTGTTTACTCTCATATAATAGTGTAATTTCAATAATGTGCAACCACCTGTGTGTCAGTTATCCAACTGGAGGGGCGCCTGGTACTTCAGCGGGCATTGCCTCCATATCAAATCTACTAGATGCTTTCTCTAGTTCCACCTTGCCCTTGAGAGAATTAACCTCTGCAATAAGAGTCTTAATGTCATCTTGCTGTTTGTATAGGGCAGCATTAACCATTGACTCTATTGAAGTCAATCTCTCGTCAAGGTTGCCAATGGTTCGCATTGCTGCCTGTAGTTGTTTCTTAAGTCTATCAACTTGTTGCAACTTAGTCTTAGTAAGTGTTTCTGTATCTGATGTTAGTGAATCGTATCCCATGATTTATGTTACTCTTGGATTATTTAGATAGGTGTGGGTATTACCTGATATACAGATAACCACCCGCCCAGTCACAGTTTGCAAGCATCCATTCACGTTGATTAATGTCTCTCATATCAAATCTAACGTGTTTAGCAGGTGCTTTCCATGAAGCAGGTTTGTAAACCTCTCCTGTCATTTTGTCAACAAAAGCATGAACCCCTGCACTCTCATATTTGCCATTACGATAGTCATTCTGAATGATCTTATGATACTTCTTACCTGATGTGATAGTAAACTTCATACACTCTTCATCATTCTCAAGTTTGTTGATCCTCTCCTGTAGATATGGATTCATTTCTGTTGAGTTATTCCTGATGCAAGAGCGAACTGCATAGTTCTTGTACTGTTGCTCAAGAGCACGACAAAGTGTTTCAGTCCATTGAAGCACTTCAACTTTTGTGAGTGATTTTTCGAGTGTTGACATAATTCTGTTTGTATTGTTGTTTGTTAAAGAGAAAAGGGAAGGAAGGTAACAAACACAAAACCTTCCCTCCACATTCATATATTACTGCATTGTGGCGGTAATGCAACCACCTGTGTGCCACTACCTCAACTGTCCACTCCTAGTCAATCTGTGAATGTAGTAACCAACAAGAGCACCAATACCCATTTTAAACAAGGCACCAAACGTATTTTCAACATTATTCATTGTAGTATCAATACCTGTGCCATACTCACTATTCCTCAAATGATAGTGTGCGGTTCTGTGTTTGGTTCTCATGGCAATAATATAATTGGGTGCGAGAAACAAAAACGAGGACTTACGTTACTTCAACTATGCAAATGCCTGTTCTGTTTCCCATTGTCATTATAGGGCATCTACTTATCCTTGTCAAGTTCTTTGTTTTCGTTGTAATTTGGGTTGCACTCATCTGTAAAAGATTTGTGTCTCTCCTCTGGTGTCAGTTGTACCACTCGCCAACCGTAGTCTCCATTGGTAACAATGGTAGGCATCATGTTCATTGATAGTGTGACTCTGTTGTCTCCTTTATTATGTTGGTAACCATGTATGATTTGAGAGGGAAATATCATCAATTCACCCTCATTCACCTGTATTTGATTGTCCTGATTGTAGTCTGTAAACTTCTTCCTCATCAAGGTTAGACTAGGCATTACAGGATAGTATAAACTTTCTTCTCTTGTGAAGTGTGTATTTACATGATCTTTTGTAACGTCAAAGTTCACATAATATATGCAACTTAAATAAGAATTACTATGAAAGTGTGGGTGTTGGTATCCACCTTTATCACTTATGTTATACCAACTGTCTGTAACTGCTACTGTCTCCTGTATATAATGACCTTGCACTTCCTTTGCATAATATTCTCCTTGTTGTTCACACCAATTTCTAAATCTGCCATATTTCATATCCTCATTTAGCACAGAATAATGTCCAACGTGCTTTAATTCCTTTGAGTTTGCATTATATGATAACTGATTAACTTTCTGTTCCTCAATATCATCTAACATATTTTGTTTTACCTTATCGTGGAAGGGGCACTTCACAATAAGAACTGGCGTTGGCAGAATGTTTACTACTTCCATGTTATAAAATTGGATAATCCCATAGTTTGCCTGATCTAAAGGTAGTCGTGGCAGTGTGTCTCTCTTCTTTAGTCAGAGGTTCAATTCTAACCTCATTGACGTATCTAGGCATCAAATTACTCGATACTGTAATCCTATTGTTACTGTAGTTAGTTGTATAACCATGGCAAGTATTAGCAGGCCAAAGTAACAACGAACCTTCAACTCCTACCACTTCATTTATATAATTATACTTAGTTTCCTTCTGATTTGTCAACATATATGCAAGGTAGTCAGGGTATTTCTGACTGTTATTTGGTCTGTAAAAATATGTTGGAGCGTGGACTTCATCATCAAAGTTTATATAATATAAGGCACAGACAGCGGCATTGATATGAAAATGAGGATTCTGACGACCACCACTACCACATACATTTAACCAACTATCTGTCAATATAAAATCAGAAGTATCATAGTTAAGTATATCTTTAGCATATATTTCTGCCTGTAGTTCTATCCACTCTCTAAACTCTTTATACTTGTCCTGTGATAGAGGCGAGTAGTAATCTAGATGTTCTAATCCTTTAGCGTATGCGTCAACCTTTTTGTACTCATAATCACTACCATGACTATTAATCTCATCAACCAGTAATGACTTTACTTTCTCATGTTCTGGGTACATCACTGCTCCCACTTTCAAAGGTAGTACGTCAACTGTCCTCATTATTTCCATAATAAAATTTCTTAAAGTCAGAGGGTAAAGCGTCTTTTGGTACAGGCGTTGTATTGAAACTTACAGTAATCCTTTCGCCATCTGTATTGTTGACTCTACTACCATGTTCTAACCACGAAGGAAATAGGTATAGATGATCTTGTTTAAT